TGCTCTTTGTAAGGATCTTGATCAGTTATTTCTTCCGGCACTCTCAGATAACCAAGAGTGTAGGAGTATATCGTATAATTCTTGTCTGTCAACAGACGAAATCCTTTGTTAGTTCGTACCCTCAAAGGTCTTGCACGCTTTAACTTATAATGAAAGTCAGTAAGACTATTGTTTACCCTATGCATAAAGCTGTCGGCTGTACATTCGAATACAAATGTATTCATAGGACCGTCGGGACCATCAATGACAACATCCTCATTTAGTACGAACATCATGTCAGAAGGATAAACGTATTCATAGCTATCATAGCTAGGATGCGTTTTGGCTTCAGGAGTATCGTATGTAAGTTCCTCGTAGAGCCTATTTAAATCCCTTGTACGCTTCTCATTTTGCTCGTATGATGTACGCTTAGGGGGATTGCCATTAAAGCGATCCTTGACGAATTTAACAATAGCTTGATTGATCCAAAACAGCGAATCATCTGTGACAGGCTTCTGTAAAGAATTGTCCAGCTTGTTTATTTCAAGCTCGAACGCTGCTATTAAATCAACTGTTCTCGTCATTGTTCTGTCTAGCTTGCTGCCTCATTGCCTCTTGCTGTCTGCGTCTGTTAGCTTCAGCTCCAGATACATATTGTATATACAGCTCAAGCGCCCCTGTTACAAGATCGTCAAAGCAATCTAATGGAAGCTCGCAAGCAGTAGAAGTCATGAGACTAAAGTGTTTTGGCTCTCTGTAATAAAGTATCTCTATGCCGAGTGGCCAAGTATATTGGTCGTATATAACAGTAAGGCTATGACCTTCCTTATAACCAACATCATTGCTAAGTATAGCTGCCGGTCTACGTAAAATCCTAAGTGTATCGTGTGGAGTTTCGATTAGAGTCCAGGCATCGGACTGTGATACCAACTCGTTCGGCAAAACTCTGATAGAGCTGTTATTATTCTCTTTATTAGATCTGAAACTAAATGTTTTGGAGACCTTTGATACACTTCTGACATACATATAGAATGAAGAATCAAGTGGATATATTACTGATCTACCTGTGTTCATTACTTCTATACCATTGGGATCTACAATATTATCAGTAGCATCCACAACGTGTGGGTCGTCAATACCAATCCACTTGCGTGTAAGTAATGACTGCAGGACGCTCTCGACATGAGCAGAGATCTTAGTGCCTGATGGAATAGCATCTAAGTTACGATATATATCGTGTACGTACTTATCTTGATATTGATTGAGGAACGAGTAGATCGTCTCAGTATCAAGCTTTTCTAGTAATTCCTTCTCAGGAATCATGGTTTGAACTCGTCTTTCGAATTCAATACCCATTTGTCTTGTTTCGTCTAACGTCATGCTTCAAGTCCTCTCATATTAAGTTTACTATTCAATCTAGCGGATTCTACATTCTCAAGGGCAAATGCTACGGCAAGACTTACAAGTTCCTCAGCCATCGTACTATTAAGCTCAAACTGATATGCTTCTGGCATCTTTTCTTGACCTTTATGCCAATCGAAGTAAGAAGCATAGTCAGCTTCAGAGAAGTCCCCAAGGTTCTTTACGAACGTATGCGGCTGCTTAATGTACACAACTTCGATAGGAGTCTTATCTCCATTACTACGCAAGATAGGCTTGTTGATAGGATCGTATACAACGTAGAGTCTACCACTCTCAATATAACCTACTGGATCTTTTATCCAGGGGATGTTGTGAGGGCTAGAGAAGAACCGTGTGGCCATATCGTGACTCACAAGCTTAACTTGTAAGGAACGAGTTTTGAGGCCGTCAGCGGGATTGTAATCCGTGTCAGACGTAACGTTTGGACCATCTTCTACTTTGTACATTTTATCCTGCTTCATATACGCAGTAATATAGTAGAGCATCTCTGAAGGAAGCTCTCCGCTAATGCAGTTGTATACACGCGAGTCTGCTTTTACATCATCGCAATAGCTAGACTTTACCAACGGCTCAAGATCTGCAATAGCCTTGTTGTCAGACTCAAAGACTGAACGCCTGTAGTTGTTACCTGTAATCTTCTGTGCAATTATAGCATTATAAGCTTTATCAAGAACTGTAGCGATTTCGTATTCTGTTAACGATGGATATGACGAAGTAACATTTGCCTTGTCATATTCTATCACGAACTTAGTATATATGTCTTTATGCGTCATATCACATGTTTATTAGAGTTATTTATTCTCTGTTTCGTTTATGATCGAAAGCCTCAGATCTTGGTTCTTCTTGTTATCCAGATAAGCAATAGCGTCCTCAAGAGAGTCTGCAAACATATCCGAACCATAGAAGTAGTGTGTCTTATCTTTACGAATTACACCCTTTGCGATAGCGTTTTCAAGCAGGAACTCAGTCTCCTTAGATTTGTTGTTAACCCACTTGTCCATAAACTTCTTAGGCTGCTTGTCTACAATGTTAAACAATGTAGATTCTACGAGCTCATTAGACATACGATCTGCATTAGAACCGAACAGGCGTAAGCATTTACGCATCTGCTCAAGGCTAAGAGAATCAAATGCCTTAATAGCCTCGCGACGAAGCTTATTCTGTTTATTCTGTTCAATGGCTTCGGCTTCACGATTGATCAGCAGATAATCTTTACCAGCATCGAGTCTGTCAAGTGTGGTAGCCACACGCTTATGTCCTTCTAAGAACTTAATAATCATAGCCTGACGAGGAATCTGATCGTCAAGCAACAGACCACGTGCACCAACTTTTACCGAGAACGTGTTCCAAAATTCGGATGACTTTGATAGGTGTCCTTCCTCGTAACCTAAAGCTTTCTCATAATACTTCTCATCTTCTGGGGTGAGACCCGTATAAATCGACCCGGAACGCGTAAAGTAAGGAGCAATATAATCGTAACAATTCCTATACTTAATAAAGCTTCCCCAGGGATTCTTCTTCTTAATCTTTAATTCAACTACCATAATTGTAACAATTAGTATGTTGTGATGCCGGGCGGGGGCACTAGGCCCCCTCGGACATCAGTTTCTTTTATTGATATTACGCACCGACATTAATACCGCCGTCGTTGCAGATTTCGGTATCTTCAGCGTCGCAGTACAGAATACCACAGTTCAGCGGGTTACGAACCATAATACCCTCCTCACCGAGGAAGTGAACCTGGTAACCATCACGGCTGTTAGAACGCAGAGTGTTGATGCTGTTTGCATAACCCTGAGGCGAAACAGAACCGCCGGTGTACCACTGAACGAACTCACGACCCTTACGGCAAACCTTAACAACGTTAGCCTGACCGTCGAAGTTGCTAATGTTGACGAACAGGAACGTATAAGACATCAGCGGTTTACCAGTCAGCGGGTGGAGCTGACGGAACATCTCCATGTTATCGAACATCGGACAACGCTTCAGAGAGAGCGTGATACCGTTGGTCATGTTATAGGTAGTGAACTGACCACCGAGAGTCAGGTTCTGACCGCTACCAGTAACGAAGATATTCTCACACATATTGAAGCTAGCAACCTTCTCCTTCAGGATACGGTCGAACTCACGAATACCCATCTCACCAGTCAGAGCAACGAAACGACGCTCATTGGTACCGAGGATATTGTAGCAGAGGTCGAAGAGATAATCCTCGAACAGCTCAGCTGTCAGGTGATGATAGTAACGAATGTTAGCCGGGCTAATCTGCTCGAACAGACCACTCATCGTAGGAGCGGGACGACCATTGGTACCCTTGTTCAGGTAAGTACCGTCAGCCAGACGGTTGCTCTTAGAGAACAGCAGCTGATACTCCTCACGCTTCTTCCACTCACGGAGTGCGAGCCAGTACTGATAATCGGCCCACAGATAAGACTTCTTGCCAGTCTCGGGATCCTGCAGTGCAATAGCCAGAACCGTAGAATATGCGTCACCAGTGATATCATAAGTCAGACGGAGAGTCTGCAGATGGCCACGCATCTTGAACGGAGTCTGATAGTTGATGATATCTGCCTCATCACTGTACTCCTCGTAAGCAGAACCCAAACGGCTTACCTGACGACCAGGAAGCAGGAACTCACCGGGGATGTAAGCAGCCTGTGCTCCATCAACAACATATACTTCATATACCCAAGCGCTACCATCCTGATAAGGAACGCCATTTACACGAACCTGGAACTTGTAGTCATCGAAGCTCAGGATTGCACCGGGACCGAACCAACGCTCCTCAAGAGCGATATAGATAGGAGTGCCATTCAAACCAGGAGTCTCCTGGAGATAGTTGTTAGCGGTAATCTCTTTACCGTTCCACTTAGCCCAACGAATGTTGATAGCGTGCTCACTGTCAACCTGGACAGCCCACTCAAATTCGCGGTTCTCGATAATCATCGTCTTGCCAAGACCACCGGTCAGCAGGTCAATTGTGGTAGAAACACCGTCATCTTTTGTACCAAATACCAGTGAAAGCAGACCAGCGACCTCGTGAGGCTTGGTCAGCAGGGCGTTAGAAATCATGTTTTCATCTACCAGATCCGAGAAACGACGTCCACGGTACAACTGGAGATTGTTAAGTAAAGTATTATTCATATATATTTATAATTCTTGTACATCAGAACATACCACTTATAAGGTCTGTTGCTGACTTCTGTTTTTCGTCGGCATTATAAGTGCTATGATTCTTTGCACTATGCCTCAACATTTTCCTAAGTTTTTCAGCAGCGGATGTTTCTCCTGCCTTCGTCGCGTTATTGATTAAAGTATCAGCTTTCATCGTAAAGTACGCAGACTCAATAAGGTTCTTTGATAGATTCTTATTGAAGTCTTTAGTATACTGTGATTGACCGTTCTGATCTACTTTGAAAATATAATCGAACAAAGCCTGACGATCTTCCTTAGGAATGGCAATGCCACGAATGTTAGTAAGTCCTTTGATATCGTTACTTACCGTGTTGAAGAATTGTCTTGATTGTTCTTCCTATTGTCGTGCAAATTCTTCCTATTGTCGTTTAGCTTCTTCAACCTCAGCTTGTCTAAGCTGCTTCAATCTATCTAAAGCATCCTCAGATTCCTCAAACAGCATGTCGCTATCTTCGTAGCGCTCGATCTTCTTATTAATCTGCTCGTTGGTGTAACCATTACGCTGCATGAGTTCACGTATAACTGCCTTTTGATTATTCTCGTCTTCGAGATTGATGTCATCAAGAGTAAGCGCAGCCTGCTGTTTCTCATAGAAGTCCTCAAACTTACCACCATTCTTAACATACTCATCGAGCTTCTGTATACGCTCGTCTGCGTACTGCGGTACGGAGTTCTCCTGTACAACATCACGCATGTATTCGGTCAGTTGATCTACAGTCAGAGGTCTACTCTTCTCATCAATCTCATCCATATTCCAACCAAGAGATGCTCCGAGAGCATCAAAGAACAGACCAACTTGCTGTGCTTCGATAACATCAGCATCTGTAGGTTCCTCATCCGGTTCCTCTACAGGTGGTTCTGTTACTGGTGGTTCTGGATTGTTTACGCTAGGAGGGATTGGAGAATCATCATCCTTTGCGTTTGGATCCTGTTTGTTAGGATCTTCTACAGTCTTGCCGTCCTCAGGATCATTGTTCACTGGCGGCTCATTCTTTGGTTCATCATCATCGATAGGATTTGGTTCAAAGCCCATGATAGGATTACCCATATCATCAGTGAGCTTTGTTACTTCTTCTTGGCCTTCAGCGTTACCGTAAATATTACCAAGAATGTCATCAAATCCACTCGGAATTGTATTCTTTTTCTTCATATTATAATATGTAAGTTAATTTGTACAGTTTATTCTGTTATAATTTAATGTTTCCACTTACGAGCATTTCTGGCAAACGTAATCATCTTACGAACAGCAGGACCACCCGTTTTATACAATTCGGATTCAGATTTACCAGTTCTCTTC